AAATTGGCCAGCTCGGTATTGGATGGGGTAGCCCCTGCAACAGAAGCATTCTTAAATGCAACTCCACGGGGATGGAGAATAAAGTGTCTCCGGCTTACAAGGATGTCGTCACCGGCCAGTATATCTCTCCCTGTTTCAGTAGGTTTGGGAGCTCCACCTTCGCCCCAACCAAAAGCGCCCTGACCAAAGATATAGGTTGTGTATACTCCGTTGGAAACCGGCAGTCCGTCATCTACCACAACACGCTTGCCCAGGAAATAAGGTACCTCGGGTTCGCCCTCGGACGGCTTAATGTACTCGATGAGGTCATCTTTCGCCAGCTTCGCCACCGTTGCGGAGTGCATCGCAAAGCCAGTCAGCTTATTCGCATTGTCGCCCAGTTTATAGATAGCGTCAACGGCGGTTTTTGCACTGATAACATCAGCATCTTTAGCTGTCGGTGTACCGGAAATGTCGTGCTTGTTGTAGTCCATACCGGTTGCAGTGTTGCCAAAAATTCCGTCCAGGGTCTTAATCAGGATAACTTGAAAACGTCTTGCCCAATAATCAGCTACTAAGTTACCTATAGCAGCCATTGGATCGTCACCGGACAATGCTTTGGCCAGGTCATTGACGCTCCATGCTTTACCACGGGTTAAGAGCGCTGCAACGTCCTGTCCTGCCTCTATCTTGCCAACGGTCAAGGCATCGGTATCGCTAATCACTTCATCATCGCCGTCCAGGTCCTCCCAAAACGGCATATTAATCAGTTTACCTCCGGAGCTTGCCAGTCTGTCCAGTTCGGGCGTTCTAGCTATGATTCCGCTCTGATAAAAAGCAGAGAGTTCAGCAGTGCGCTGAATAACATAAGGGTTAAACACTTCAGGAACTATAACATCGGTAATAATGGTTTTAGTTACTTCCGGCATATCTATTTACCTCCTCGTGTTATTTGGCTTGCGCCATCAATTGTTTGGCCAGTTCGGGGTTTTCCCGAAGAATCCGGCCCTGTTCAGTTAAGTTAAAGGTATCCTTCTTCCAGGGGTTAATCTGGCTTGTACCAGGGCTCCCTAGACTCGGAGTTCTGCCTTTTTCTTTGAACCTTTCTTCCACCGCCTTCTGGATGCCCTGTTGCCAAATGCTTTCCAAGGCAGTCAAGTTATTCATGGTGCTATCCTCGTCTTGCCCCACGAAGTAGCTAATAAGTTCAATAGGCAGCCCCTTCTGTGTTGCAAACGCGGTTGCTTTGTTAATCAGCTCAAACCTGATTCTGGCCTGGCGCTCCTTCGCCAGTTCTTCCTCAAGTTTGCGAAGCCGTTTCTGCTCCTCGGTTTCCCCGGGAAACCGCTTTTGAATTTCCTCCTCAATCAGCCCAGGCAGGGTCTTTTCCTTCCAGGTTTCAAGCCCTTTGGTGAAGTATTGGTCTAACCTGGGCTGTAAGAGTTTCTTGCCCTCTGCGGTATCCAAGAACGCCGCAACTCCCTCCGGTGTTGGCTTACTCAACCCCGCCAGGTAGTTTTTGACCTCCTCTGTGTCCTTGTTAGCCTCCAAATAAGCTTTGATTTCTTCCAACGTCATAAGATTATCCTCCTTATTTTTGCCCTTGCAGTTCTGGCCTGCAAGTCCAATGTGATTATTCTTCTTCCTGTATATCTATCTCAGCAATTCTATCGGCCAGAGACATTAATTCGCTAGCTATTTGGCGTAATTGGTTCTCCACCACACTTGTGTCTAACTTCACAGTAACGGTTATGGTTTTTATCTCTGTCATAATTAAATCCTCCTCTTATTTGCCCTCACCAGTTCGCGCCTGGGAGTGCGGTATTTGAGCATAAAAAAACACCCGCCTGAGCGAGTGTCAATTCCATCTTATCATTCGAGATAAAACCACCCCCCAAATTACTTTACTGTATTATTATACCATTCTTGGTAGGTCGTTGTCCTAATAACAACGTTCTTTCCGGTTACTGGGTCCCTCGCTCGCCTTAGCTGCGGCTCCATGCCCTCAATCTCAGCCCTAACGCTACAGCGGCAGTTTACATCCATGGACGGCACTCCGAAGCCGCCAGGGTACATGGCTTCCATGCCGGCTATTTTGAACGGCTCGTCTATATCAACTTTCTGCCCGTCAAGTGCCCTGTGCTTATCTCTTGTCTTTTTGTCCAGGGTGGACACCCATACTCGCTTGAAAATAAGCCCTTTGTCTGCCGCCTTCTCAAAAGCAGCCTGCGTTCCCTGGGACTGCGCCCTGTGGGTTTCAGTCTGGACTATGCGGATGGCCTTCTTGGCCCCAATGTCCATGCGCTCCTTTACGGCCCGGGCTGTCTTGTCATAGGAGTATCCCTGGATAATACCCCGGGTGATTTCCTCGCGAATCTGACGGTTAAGCACCTTGGCATTGTCCTTGACTCGCTCCGGCCAGGTTATACGGTCATAGGGATTCAATATGGCTGCTTCTATGGCCTCCGGTTTCAGTACCGCAAAGCCCAAAAGCACTTCGGCCCCGGTTTCTAAAGCCCAGCCTGCCCGGTAATAGCTTTCAGCAAATACGTCCTTAATGGCCTTTTTTGTGATACGGGTTTCCCTGCCGGTCAGCTTGCTTAGTTCCTTTGCAATTGCTTCCTCAAGCTTGACCAACCGGCCATATTTCATCATTTCCCCCATGCTTAGGGAGCCTTCCCGCGAATACTTCTCGTAGGCCAATGCTACCTGTGCCCTGATTTCCTTTAGGCTGTCACGGTAAACCTTGATAAGTTCCTTTTCTGCCTGCTTTGTTAACCTATCAACGACCCTTTCGTTTTGCTCGAACTTTTCGTTTTCAACTATATTCATTCAACTTCACCCGTGCTTATCGCATCTAAGTCCACCAGCCCTTCTTGGTCTTTCCGCATTTCCTCAAGCTCCCAATCCACATCGTCAATAAAGGACAGTTGTGACAACCTTGTCCGCTCGGACACATGGCCCCTGAGCTGTGCCGTGGTCTGGGCCTCGTCCAAGAGGTTAACCGGCAGGTTCCTCTTAAACTGGAAATAGACGTTTGTATAGTCAAGCTGTATGCCCTTTTTGGCCCAGGCTGTTGCAAGCACCTTAAACTGCTGTCTTAGGGCAGCGGCCATTTTCCGCTCCATCGTTATACACTTCGTTTCCAGCGCCATAAGTTTATAGCGGATTGCCACACCTGACAGGTTGCCGGCAAACTTTTCGTCGGTCATGTCCACGTTCTTGCTGAAGCGCATAATGTTTTCCTCAAGCCTATCCAGGTGGTGCTCGATTACCGCATCGTTTATCTGCTTTGTGATGAATTCAACGCCGACACCCTCGCCCTTATCGTCCAGGCCAAAGGCCCCTGTTTTTCTGGCCTTTGCAAGTGTTTCCTCGTCCGGGTCGTACCCGTAAAAAGCCATGTAAGCCAACCGGAACTGCTCAATCTCACTGTTCACGTCTGACAATGTACGGTCGTAGGCGTCAATTAGGTTTAAGACCTTCTCGGTGTCACCCTGCATCTCCTCATTGTTCGGAAAAACTACCAACGGTACAAAGTCAAACAAATGCGGCTGGGGATTGCGTTCTTCGGTAATATCCAGCACAAACTCTCCCTTGCCGTCCTGGATGTAATACGTCACGTTCTGGTTATCGTACCACTCAACCCTCGTCCTGGTTACCTTTACCTCGCCCTCTTTGTAAACCATATCGTAGTAACGCAAGGCGAACTGAGGTTCGTTGATACTGCGGTCGTAAACAAGGATAACTTCCCAGGGTTTGACGTTCATCACGCGCTCCAGGCCGCTCTTATCAACATAAAGCAACCTGGCCCCGTACCCGCATATAGTTGCCATTTTCACAATTTCGGTGTCCAGGTCGTCGGCATGATTCCGAATTAAAAAATCAGACAGGGCATCGTTAACCTTTTCGTAGTTTTGCTGTTCCTGGTCTATCTGGTAGGCAATTGGATGACCTATGAAGTAGCCAACCTTCGTATCAACTATTTCGCTATCAAAGCTGTTATTCAGCTTACGGTTAATTTTGTTTGGATCTTCAAACTCCCGGTTAAAGATAGGCAGGCTAACTGCTTTGTAACGCTCATAGAGGCTGAGCATCCTTGCCCTGGTCGGGGCATGTTCGTCAATAAGGTCTTTGATTATCTCGCTTGTAACCCTGCCATCGGCTTCTATTAGCTGCTTTAAGATTTCCTGCACTTCCCTACACCCCCTTAATAAAGGCTTTGGGCAGCTTTAAGTGTACGCTCCTTCATATCAAGCTCCAAACCGTACCGGCAAGCATCAATACTGTGGTTATCCTTATCAGGGAACCTGCTGATTACTTCGCCGCTCCGGTCGGTTTCAAGGCAATAGTTGATGAATTCCCTTGCTGCCAGCGGGCACCGCTCCGGGTCAATTATTATCCGTTCCAAGTCCTGCAACCATTTGATACCGAATTCCACGCTGCCTGGGCCTTTCTTTGCCCCTTTTATCTTCATACCCCAGAATTTTAGCTCTGCTATGGATTTCGGCTCGGCGCTGTCTGCTATGGTTAGAACATCGTTGTACTTTTGAGCCTTCTCCCAGAACTGCCGGTTGAATAAGTTCAGGCCGCTAATCTCAGTAAAGATATAAAGCCTGCGCCTGGTTCTATCGTAATGCATACGCTCAAAGCATAACGGGTCTACCGCATAGCCAAAGTCCAAACCCTGCCGGATACGGTCAAACGTGGCAATTTCCTCCCAGGTGATAGCCCGGAGTTCCACGTTATTGAACACTTCCAGACCCGTGCCAACTTCTTCACCCAAGTATTCATGCCGGTATGCGGTTTCGTTGGTTTTTTCCAAGTGTGCCGCATCGGTTAAGAACCTGTCGCCCAACCATTCCGACGGCACGTCAAGATAGGTGGAATGGTGAACCCTGCGCCCAAGTTTCGGTATCTTCACCTCTTGGTTAACCCAGCTACGACCACTTTTCGGAGGGTTGAAGGAATAAAAAGAGATCCGTTTTTTATTCTCGCCCCGAAACAAAGACTGGAGAATATTCCGGATCTCGTCCATGCTTGAAAACTGGTCCACTTCTTCAAACCAGGCGTATTTGATGTAGCCGCGGCCCAGATTGATGGACTTCATTTTGAGCGGGTTGTCCGCTGCTTTAAAAACTATCTTCTGCCCGGTTGGAATGTAGATTATCTGCATTGGCGCGACTTGAAACTTGAAATAGTCTCCCAGCCCCATTTTCGCGATAGTCCACTCAAACTGGCCGTAAACGGTGTCCCTCAGTTCGTTCTGGTATCTCCTGGTAACGACGGCGTTTGCTTCTGGGTCTTTTAACAATCCTAGTAAAATCTGTATGCTGGTAAAGGTTGATTTTGTTGAACCCCTGCCGCCTTTGAGCCATATCTCATCAAATTTTTCCGCTTTTATTTCTTTGTGCAGCCTAAAAAACGAAGGCGCAATAAGCTCGGACAACCTAATCTTCGTCATCTATATCATCCACTATCTTGATGCCGATTTCTCCGCTGTGTTCTATGTTCAGATTTCTGCGGCCCCATCTGTCTGGGAATTTCCTTTCAAGCCTCCACGCCGCTGCCTGCCATTGGTCCTCAGATGCTTTACCTATAATAGCAACGTCTCTTACTTCTGCTTCTGCTAATGCCTTTTCTACTG